GGTCTTACAGTTGATGTTGATTACTCTGCTTGGGAACGACCAGAGATCTTCAACAAACTCCAGAAGGCAGGAGATATTGCTGAGGAGGAGATGCGTAATGTATTCAATCTTGGTATTGGATTCTGTTTAGTTGTACCACAAGAAGTGGTAGAACGTACTCAAGAGTTAATTACCGATACCCCACATGGTATGCGGTCTTGGATTATTGGAGAAGTAAAATGAAGTTTAAAGCACTAGTATTCATCCGACTACGATCACAGGTTGATGACTCTCCTGGCAATGCTGTGAGAGATGGTAGCAAACGATTGTCTGAGTTAGATATCAAGAAACTTAGACTTGGTAAGGTGATAGATATTTGGTTGGAAGCACCCACCAGAGAGTATGCCGAGAAAGAAATCGAAATGCTTTCTGATCGTTTCTACGCGAATACAGTCATGGAAGACTGGAATTATGAATTGACTGAGATTGAAGAGTTCCCTAAAGGTATTGAGTAATGGATGGATTTAACACACCAGGATCTAATAAGTCTTGGATGGATGACGGATTTAAAAAGTTTGTCACTCAATTACAACTAGATAATGTTGTGAATATATTGGATGCTGATGTAAAACGCTGTCGTGTTTACAATAGTGACAATCGTGATGAAGTGTATCATCAAATTACTATCACCTACAAGGAGAAAAAATGAAGGCAATCATTTATAGCAATCAGTGCATCGAATGTGAAAGAGCAAAATCACTTTTGGAAGCATGCTCTTTTGACGAAGTGATTACATACTATGTTGATAAGGATTTTACTAACACTCAATTTCAAGACGAGTTTGGATGTGGTGCGTCATACCCTCAGATCTCTATTGGAATTCAACATGTAGGTAGTTTGAAAGATGCTCTGCACTACCTTCACGATCAGGGAATGTACTAAATAACTATACCCACATTTATATTATGATAACCGATATTCAATTTGAGGATTTCATAGGTGTTTTTGATACTGAATTCAATCCTGCTGATTTTATTAACTACTTTGATAACTGTAAGGATTGCAATGTTGCTTTTAACCGAGGTGGTTTCGTCCAAAACGGAAAGAAGTTAGCAGACAGTAGAAAAGATTCCTGTCTTCCAATTGATTATTTTATGGATGAATCTAATGCTCCACCTGAAATGGAGTCTTTCATGGTTGATAAAAATTTGAATTCTATGTATTTGAAAAGATACAATCAAGTTTTGAATCAAGCGATGAACGAGTATGCAGCAAAGTATGAACGTCTAACATCGTATCAATTGCAATCTGCATATTTAAATATCCAGAAGACTTCTAAAACTGGAGGATATCATTATTGGCATTGCGAAGATTCTAGTCAGGGATCTACCAGAAGAGTTCTGGCGCATATGATGTATCTGAACGATGTACAGGAAGGAGGAGAAACCGAATTCTTATATCTCTCTAGAAGATACAAACCAATCAAAGGAAGACTATTGATTTGGCCAGGCGGATTTACTCACACACATAGAGGCAACCCTCCTCTCAGCGGTGATAAGTATGTCGCAACTGGTTGGGTAGAAAACGTCAAACTCTAAGGAAATGGCAAACTGGTATCAAGACCAACTAACAAATAAAAATTACCTTTCCCCTATCGGATTTGTTTTCATTCTCGATAAGGCACCAAAGGCATCATTTTTATGTCAGAAGGCAGAGATTCCCACAATGAGTTTGGGCGAAGTTAGTATTCCCACTCGTGGTTCAGTACCGATTCCTATTGAGGGAAACATGAGGTATGGTGATCTTACCATCACATTCATTGTGGATGAAGATCTTAGAAACTATATGGAACTGCACAACTGGATGAGGGCATTGGGTACTCCTCAAAATTTAACAGAGAGACAAACATGGAGAGACTTGCGTCGTTTTGATCCGACTCAGGATCCTAAGTATTCAGATGCGACTCTACAAATTCTCAACAATAATAACAATGTCAATTTTGATGTAGTATTTAAAAGTTTGTTCCCTTCAGAATTAACTACTCTATCCTTTGATGTAACAGGAGCTGATAATGATTATTTTACAGCAACATGTACGTTCAAATATACAATCTTTGAAGTAAGAAATAACAACAGTCAGACAAAACGATGATAGAATGGAAACAGTATATACTAGATAATTGGGTTCTTGATCCGAAAGAAAGAAAACTTCTGCAGGATGGACCTAAGAGTTTAGCACAAGCATGGCATTTGCAAGCACTTAAGTATCGTTATGAATCTAGAAACACTACAAGATCTTTGGAAAAAAGATAGTAAGATCGACAACGATCTCTACTGCGAAGAATCTACAAAGATCCCACAACTTCATATGAGATATATGGAGTTTTTTAATTCCTTCTCACTGATGAAGAAAGAACGTGAGTTGGAAATGCGTCAAACCGTAAAAGAAAAATGGTTATACTACAAAGGTAAAGCACCTGCTTTGAAGTATAAGGAGATGCCTTTTGATTTAAAGTTAACTACTAAAGAAGAGATCTATATGTTTATTGATGCCGATGATGATGTCATTAAACTACAGTTTAAAATAGACTACATAGAAACAGTTCTAGCATTTTTAGAGGGGGTGTTGAGGCAAATCAACAACCGTAATTTTCAAATTAAAAATGCAATTGAATGGGAGAAATTTAAAAGTGGTTTCTAATGAATTATGGACTATATTATAAAGAGGTTGAATTCAATCGACAAGCAATAAAAGTTGTAAGGAATGCAATCTCTGGTGATTTAAATTGGGACAAGGGACAGTTACATAGTAGTCGAAGATCTACAAGAAGTTCAGAAGTAGCATGGTTGGGAGATAAGGATCTTCTGGTCATGCTTTTGCGTATGGTTAAATCTGTCAATAGATCTTCGCATTGGAATTTAAATATTGCTGGCATCGAACCCGTACAGTTTGGTGTCTATGGTGAGGGCGATTTTTACGACTGGCATGTGGATCAACATCCAAAACCTGTCAGGGGAATGGTGAGAAAAATTAGTATGACTCTTTTCTTAAATGATGATTACGAGGGAGGGGAATTTGATTTAGAGATATATAGACCAGATGCAGATCCAAGGTATAAAACTTTTAAGTTAAACCCTTGGTCTGCAATTTTTTTCCAAGGTGATCAATGGCATAGGGTTCGCCCTATTACTTCTGGATCTCGTAAGTCAATTGTAGCATGGTTTTATGGACCTCCTTATTCGTAAGAAGAACGAAGTTTATTTAAAAATTGAAGCAGAACCTCATATCAATTATGAGTTGGCAGATTTCTTCACCTTTGAAGTTGAGTCTGCGAAGTATATGCAGAAGCAACGCCGTTGGAAAGGGTGGGATGGTAAGATCCGTCTTTACTCACCAGGTACAGGAGAGATCTATTGTGGTCTTATAGATTACTTAATGGACTGGGCAGAGAAAAAAGGATATGAATATAAGATGGAGGAGTCTAAGTATTTTGGACATCCATTAAGTGAGAATGGGATGATTACTCCCAAGTCGGTTGTAGGGTTTGTAAAATCATTACACCTACCTCCTAGTTTGAAGGTAAGAGATTATCAATATAAAGCAATATACGAGGCACTAAAATATAATAGAAGGTTGCTGCTGTCACCTACAGCTTCTGGAAAGTCTCTGATGATTTATGCATTAGTTAGATTTCACACTAATGTTAACAGAAATGTTTTAATCATTGTTCCAACAACTTCTCTTGTCGAGCAGATGTATAAAGACTTTGAAGAATATGGATGGATGGCGACCAAAGACTGCCACAAAATATATGCGGGGCAGGAAAAATATACGGATCATAGCGTGGTAATTACCACTTGGCAATCGATCTATAAGGAACCTAGAAAATGGTTTGATAGGTTCGACGTAGTTATCGGGGATGAGGCGCACCAATTCAAAGCTAAGTCTTTGACTACGTTGATGTCTAAACTGCATGAGTGCAAATATCGTATTGGATTTACAGGAACTCTTGATGGTGCAAACGTCAATCAACTTGTGCTAGAAGGATTGTTCGGACGTTGCTCACAAGTAACACGGACTGCACAATTAATGCAGGAAGGACATGTTGCTAAACTGAAGGTGAAGATTGTTTTAATAAAACATGAGGAGAAACTGTTTGAAGGTTATCAAGATGAGATCGCATACCTTGTAGAGCATGAGGGTAGGAATAAATTTATTCGCAATCTTGCTTGTGATCTAGAAGGGAACACCTTAATTCTTTTCAACTATGTAGAGCGTCATGGGGTTCCTCTTTACGAGATGATAAATAGTCATACAGATAAACCAGTACATTTTGTACATGGTGGGGTTGATGTCAATGATCGGGAAGACATTAGATTGCTAACTGAACAATCTAACAATGCAATTATTGTTGCTTCATACGGTACTTTTTCCACAGGCATTAACATCAACAGACTACACAACGTTATCTTCGCAAGTCCTTCAAAGTCCAGAGTTCGCAACCTACAATCTATTGGTCGTGTCCTAAGGAAAGGCGAAAATAAATCACAAGCAACGTTATACGACCTTGCTGATGATATCTCTACAGACAGAGGTAACAACTATACACTCAACCATTTAATGGAGAGGGTCAAAGTCTATAACGAAGAAAAGTTTAATTATGAAATCATAGATGTCAAAGTAAAAGCTTATGATTAATTACGCAAAACATGATGAAGAGTTCTACGGCATTTTCAAATTAGTTAACGGTGAAGAAGTTCTCGGTAAAGCAGTTGCCACCGAGGATGAAGGAGAGACTTTAGTTTTTCTCCAAGATCCTGTTTCTGTACATGCCGTCACTAAAGAAATTGGTGAAACAAAAGTTGTACGTGGTGTAGGATTTGCAAAATGGATGCAGATGTCTGATGAAGAATTCTTTATCCTCAGGGAAAAAGATATCATCACGGTCGCGTCTATGAGCAAAGAAGTTATACTAATGTATGAAGCATACATTCTAGGTGATGAAGTTGTATCTAAAAAAATGTCCCAGAATCAAGCGGACATCAAACAGACCGCAGGATACCTAGGAAAAATAAATGAAGCTCGTGCTCTTTTTGAGAAACTGTTTAAGATATAAGCTAAACCAACCCTTGAACCCTTACAGTGTTATTGTACTTGGAATTGACAGAATTGTCAAGTATGTTATAATATAAACAATGCCAACGAGGATATGAAAACTTCACCAAAGAAAAAACAACACTACGTTGATAACCAAGAGTTTCTCGCTGCTATCATCAAGTATAAAGAAAAAGTTGAAATTGCAGAAATCAAAGGTCTGCCAAAACCTCGTGTGAATAATTACATTGGTGGTTGCTTCTTGAAGATTGCAACACACCTATCATACAGACCAAACTTTATCAACTACATGTATAAAGATGATATGGTCTGTGATGGTATTGAAAACTGTATTCAGTACATCGATAACTTTGATCCTGCAAAGAGTAGGAATCCATTTGCATACTTTACACAGATTGTTTATTATGCATTCCTTAGACGTATTGCAAAAGAAAAACGTCAGATGGATATCAAAGATAAGATCTTAGAAAAATCTGGTTACGATCACGTCTTTACAGTTGACGGGGACGCTCATCCAGACTATAATCATATCAAGTCCCGTGTTGAGATGAACAGCAAACGCTGATGTACCCCACTCTTATTCTAGATAATTTTTTTGATTGTCCTGATAGGGTAGTTGAGTATGCAAACTCGCTACCCTTTTATCCTGGAAACGGAAATTGGCCAGGGAAACGTACTGCGCCATTAAGTACATTCAATGAAGTTTTTAATCAGGAAATCTGTCAGAAGATATTGAATATTTTCTACCCAGAAGATAATTATATGTTTATCGCTGAGGTGTGTTTCCAAAAGATTCAACCATATAGTGAAGATCAATACGATATTAAAAATAGAGGATGGATTCATCGAGATGATAATCATCACTGTGGTGGGATCATCTATCTAACCAAAGATCCTGAACCTGATACTGGCACTTCGATATATGAATCCAGAACAATCGGCGGCAACCGCTCAAACGCAGATGAAGATTGTAAGGTTCGATTCTATACAGGGCAACCAGTTTCTGATGAAGAGTATGAAAAGCATTACTACTCTACACCTGATAAGTGGAAAGAAACTGTAACAGTTGAGAATGTGTATAAT